ACAGTTAACCTAGTCGAAGGTGAGGTAGGCATACACACGTTACTGCATGAATCAACTCATGCTGTCATAGATACAACATTAGACAATCCATCTAGTCCGTTTACTAAAAAGATGACAACCCTCTTTAATGAAGTAAAGCCACAACTAGACTCTGCCTATGGCGCACAGAACCTAAAGGAGTTTGTCGCCGAAGTACTTAGCAACTCCGCTTTCCAACAAAAGCTAGCGGGTATGAATCCTGATGGCTCGAAAATATCTTCTCTATCTAAGTTCTTTAGGTATGTTACTAATCTTATACGTACTTTGATTGGGTCAGGAACTAAGACTACAGGCTCTGCATTAGACGTGGTTGACCAACATATAATGGCGATTCTAGCTACTTCCCCTGACACTCGTGGGGCAGGTTCTACCTACGGAATGGCAACCCGCGATGGGGTGCAGAAACTTCTTAAAGATATGGGGCTTGTGCAGAAGGGGTTCGCTGCCCCCACTCCCAAGTTTAGGAAAGATTTTGGCGAAGATGGCGCTAGATGGTTTGACGGCCTTGGTGACAGTGCTAATGACATAGCTACTAGGATTGGAGCTTTGCGGTTACTGGATACTCAGGCACTTGGTGACGTAGCCAAAGCAAAGGGCTATGGGGATTTAGGAGATAGACTTCACACAACTCTCCAAGAAATGCGCGGGGCTATGAATGCGGCGGAAAGAATAATAAATACAGCGGTAGAAAAAGCATCTAAGTGGGCTATGGCTAACCCTGCGGAGCAGAAGAAAATAGATGACATAATATATTCGTCAGACAAGGCAGATGGTACGTTAGGTTATGGTGCAACAATCTACCAAATAGACCCTATGCTAGACTTACAAACCGCTACGGAGCGATACGGAAAAGATCCAGATAAACTGGCTCGTTGGAAAAAACTAAAGCGAGAATGGGATTCTCTTTCTGACCAAGGGCGTAATCAGTACAAAGAAATACGTGATGTGTATAAAGTTCAGTATGAGCAGTTAAGACGTGTCATTACAAAACGTGTAGACGAGGTATTTGGTGAGGGTTCATCAGAAGCTCTAAACATAAAAAATAATATATTTTCTAAGATGTTTGACCAGAAAACGCTAGACGTTTATTTTCCGTTAGTGCGTGAAGGTAAGTTTAAGTTAACTTATACTCCTGTAGCTACAGACAGTAATACTTCCGACAGAGATAGCTACGTTGTAGAGATGTTTGAGAGTAAAGCTGAAATGCTTGCGGCGAGAGAGAGGGTTGAGTCGGGAGGTCTTGCCATGACCAATACAATAGAGACATCAGAAGGAGACTTATCTGCTAGTAACTTTAGAAAGAATGCCCCTGATGGAGATTTTGTAAAGGACATACTTAACGCGTTAGAAAGTAAAGGTGTAGACTCAGAGGTACAAGACGAGATAATGAACTTGTTTATCGACTCACTGCCAAGCACTGCCTTTGCTAAGTCCTTTAAGAATCGAGGCGGATATGATGGCTATATCCCCGATGCTATACATTCTATGCGAGCAAAGTCCTTTGATCTAGCGCGACAGATTAAGCGGATAGATTACAGCAGTCGTATACGCACAATAGTAGGAGAAATAAAAACAGTTCAACTAAAGCTGTCGGTAAACAACTCTACTAGTAATACTACAACTGCTATAGGAGATGACCTAATAGCTCGCGCTACGTTTGCTACCAGTGGGGCAGACCTCAAAAGTATAGAAGGCTATGTAAAGAACATTAACCAAGTAGCGTTTATATACACTATTGGCTTTAACGCTTCATCAGCACTTGTTAACCTTAGTCAGTTACCTTTGTTTGTTGGCCCTATGCTAGGCGCTGAATTCGGACATATAAAGACGGGCAAGGTAATGACGGAAGCTATGTCTCTAGTGAAAAGCTCTGGTAACAACATAGACAGTTACTTTGACATAGCTCAAGATAATGACGTTGATTCTAAAACTTTTGGTGAAGTTACCTACACACTAAGAGAGGGGCTAGACCCTAAGATAGTTGCGGAGTACGGGCCACTAACTACCTTGATTACTATGGCTTCAAAAAGATCGTATCTAACGCAGTCGTACATATCAGATGCTATGGGGCTGGACGAAAATACTAGTACGTTTGAGTTTATAAAAGATAAACTTGGGAAGGAGAAGTCGGGACGGATAGATCGTGGCAATGCTTTCCAGAAGGGGTTAAATACCGTATCTTCTACCTCCGCGATAATGTTCAATGCGGGTGAGCGATTTAACCGTCAGGTAACTCTTCTAGCTGCTTATAAGTTATCTCTGGAGGACATGCAGGCTAAAGAAGCTAAGAAGCCTAAAGACGCTCGTAAGAGTAACACTGAAATGGAGCTAGCGGCTTCTGAAGATGCTCTTTATAAGTCTATGGAATACAACGGTGGTGCGGTACTAGAGACAGGCTCTAGAATATCTGCACAGGGTGCTGGCCGCGTTGCGTTTATGTACAAGAACTACGGTTTGCGTATGTATACCACTATGTTCAAGACAGGCAAGAGAGCGATAGAGCTTCAGTTCTACCCCCCTAAAAACGAAACAGCCCCCCAAAAAGAAGAGCGGTTACGGCAGAAGAAAATAGCATGGGCGCAGGTGCGTGCTGTTCAACTATCTTCTCTTTTAGTAGCAGGTGTTGCAGGTATGCCTCTTTACGGAATAGTGACCGCCGCTATAGACTTGACCCTAGACGATGACGAGGATGATTCAGACACTGTAGTACGTAAGTACTTAGGAGAAGGTTGGTATAAAGGGCCAGCAGTAGCCGCGCTAGGAGTAGATTTCTCAAAACGTGTTAGGTTGAATAGCCTCTTGTTTGAAGCTAACAGATACTCTAAAGACCCATCTCTAGAAGAGTCTTTCTTTCATTACTTTGGTGGCCCCGCAGCCAGTACTATATTACGTGGTGCTCGTTCTGTTAAAGACTTCTCTGATGGCGAGGTAGAGCGAGGTATAGAAAGTGCATTGCCCGCAGGACTTACAAACATTTTAAGGAACAGCCCTATAGGTCGTTTCCAAAAAGAAGATGGTATGCGGACTAGGCGTGGAGATGTAATATACGATGATGTTACTGCCGGAGATTTCTTTGCAGGTATGATCGGGTTTCCTCCAGCAGGGTACACGTTTGCTCAAGAACAAACTAACGTAGAGCAACGTATTAGCGGAGCAGTTACTAAAGAACGATCTAAGTTAATGAAGAGATACTATCAAGCTCGTAGGGATGGGGATTACCCTGAGGGTGCTGCGGTTTTCAAAGAAATGATGGCGTTCGGTAAGGAACATCCAACTGCCGCGATAAACTATGACTCTTTGAAGCGGTCTTACAACGGACACCAAAGGACAACGGCTAAGATGCACAACGGAACTACGATTAGTCCTATGATGAAAAGAGTTTTAGAGGAGGAACGGAAAAATTATAGTATGGGCTTTTTCGATTAAAAAAACTCCCTGCCGCCTCGGAAACGAACAGGGAGAAAGAGGTAAACTGCTACAGTGTACGCCAGACACGTACTCCTAACTTGTCATCCTGTATTATAACTCTAATCTCTAGTTGCCAACACTTACGCTTAAATATATTTTTGCACTGTGTGATAGCTTTTTGTGTGTTTATACAGGGTATAAAGACTGAGGCTCCTACTACCATCTTGCCCCAGTTCACTATTACCTTAACCCCGTCAGGGTCTAGGTCATCCAGTTTAAGCATCGGTAGGCTCGTCTAAAGGAGTTTTAGAGCAGTCTATAGCTACTACACGGGATGGTGGTAACTGAGTAGAGGTACCCCTAGTCAGTCTCATAGTTATGCTCCTTGCCGCCATATGTGCTATCAAATCTGCTAAGAACGAACTATAGGTTATATCCTGTCTACCGCACCATGCTTTTAATGGCTTGGGGGTAAGGTATAACATCTTTGTATCTGTCTCGTACCTACCCACCAGACGAATTCTAGGATCGACTTCTGGTATTACCAGTTCATCTAGCCCATTGTCTTGTGTACTACGTAAGTCATCAGTACTACGTATCTTTAATATGCTACCCCAGTTCTCGTGTAAGTAGTTGTTTAGTGTTTCCTGTACAGATGATCCCATTTCTCCTACGCTACGTAAGTTCTCTTTTAGTAAGCCCAATGAATAGTTCATTAACTTCTTGGGTAAGTAAGGTAGTAGTTCTAACCGATAAGCTATCATAGCCCCTGTAATAGTACATGCTGCCCCCGCTGACCAAAAACGGTTTTCTGCTTTCAACCCCGCTTCTTTATCTATAGCTTTCTGTACTCTGTCTAGCAGTATCCTAATTTCTTCTAGGTTATCTATAACGTACTGTATGTATATAATCCCTGCATGACCGTAGAGTATTTCCGCGTTCTGGGCATGTATATCCGTAAGGTGCTTAGTCTCTGACTCGTCAAACAACTTCTTAGCCTTTGTTTCTAGCATCCTCTGCGCTTCTGCTTTCGGCATAGCTTTAGCTAAACTTACCTTTTCGATAATGCTAGTGTTGCCTGTAGTAACTGTTAGCAGACTCCAAGGCTCTCCCCTAGCACGTTCTGTATTACCTCCACCTGCCATACGGTTTTTCTGCCTACCCCCAGAGAGTTGGTAGATCATGTCTGAAAGTTCTTCTGGCTTGGCGTTTGTCATCTCATCAATGTAGAGGGGTAAGTTATGGTATACCTCCCCACGTAACATCCTAGAGTTTTGCGTATCATTCTTGTCTATCACTAGTTCTTTAGGTTTGCCCCACACCGAAGCCCCTACGTACATAGCTGTAGTCTTACCTAGACCAGATTCAGTACTGTGTACATGCAATCCAGAACAAGCTATAGGACTCAGTGCCATCAAAGGGGAACCGAAGCTTGTAGCTACTATGTACTGGTGCAGTTCAAACCCATCTCGGTTATAGAAGTTAACCATCTCTTTCCACTCTTCCATAGTGCCGCTTGGCTCAAAGGCATGAAACAAGTCTCTGGTAGGCGTAGATGGAGGGTTAGACTCTATGTGATCGGCAAATATTTCTTTATCCCCTAGTACAAAGGACTTAAAGTCTTCCCCAGTCCACCCAAACTGCCTACGGGCGTGCTGAGTAGCGGTAGTAGCTTGTAACTCGTTTACCCACCTAGTCGTGTAATTCATAATATCATCCATCTTAGTTACAGCTACCCCGTGTGCGGCCATTTGCTTACGGAACTCTTCTTTAGAAGTAACGGCTGTGAGTGGTACAGTAAACTCTCTGACCCCATCTATAGGCAGGTGGAGGCGCATAACTATACCCTCGCCAGATTCGACATCCTGTATACGCTTAACGACATATAAGTCATTGTGATAGACCAACTTCTCGTCTACGTCTCCATCTTCTGTCTTGGTGCGTATGTACACGCCACCAGTAGCACCACGGAAATAAGGTTTAGGATACGGTGGTATGGTATATACCTTACTATCCCCAGAGCCTGTTTCCATAGCTACTACGTTATCTTCTTCGTCTGCTTCTTTGATCCGTTGCCCTAGTACTATAGGAGAACCGATCTTGCCCCAGTGCTTACAGTCTGTACACACGTCCGGCCTGTTGTCATTGAATGTCTCACACCTGTGAACATGTTTTGTAGTGTCGTACTTGCTATCTGTTTCGTCGGGATCGTAATCATCGTACCCCCGCGATATTTTATGTGCGCCTTCTCTCCCACCATCTACACAGTGTTTGATGATAGATACAGCGTCAAACCACAAAGGCTCACTAATCTCGTTAGGGTTCTTTAAGACGTGCGATATCTGAGCACAACCATCTCCCTTACTAGTCTTAGCAATGATATCTTTAAAATAGTTCTCTCTATTGTTATAGAGTCCCTGCACAACTGCACTAAACTCTTCCACCATACGTTCGGGGACTGGTATCAAGTCATGTCCAAGCAGTTCTGAAAACGTGTCAAAGTTAACTAGGTCTTGGGTAGTGTTCCCGAAGTACCCTACTTCCGTAGGGGGAGTAGTCTTATAGTTATGCGTAGAGGGTATACGTAATATCCTAGCCGCATCAGAAGTCACTGAGTGGTCACAGATTAACCCGTGTGTCTTTGTTAGAGCCTTTAGACGGGAGGCTACTGGGAACCAATCATCGTATACGACAGGTTCAGACAGGTGCCAGTATACGTGTACACCCCGTCCAGAGTTAACAAGCACAGGTGTAGGCAGTTTTACGGTCTTGCAAAAACTTTGTAGGGCTACTATCGCTTCTTCCTGCGTAGCATACCCCTTGCCTTCTTTGTCTTTAACGTCACCACAGTCTATGTCAAAAAAGAATGACTGTAACTTGTGTACGTTATCAACCTTCCGTGAGGTTGGTTCTTTAAAACTTGCGAGAGCAAAGTAACAATCGTATCCGTCTGTATTCAGTTCGTGCGCTTTGTCTATTAACTGATCTATCTTAGAGTAAAACTTTTGTTGTATACGATCAGTCTTCTTGTTATGCGCCCAAATACAGTAGGAGCCGCTGTCGGCTAAAGCCCTCTGCAAAAATGATTTAGTATTCATATCCGCATCCGAGAGGTAGGGTAGCAGGGGTGCATATGCACCCTTTTCGGATTAGTATCCTAGCTACAGGTTATTTAAAGGGGGAGGTTTTACCCGTCCCAATTATCAACTATGGATGCTAAGTCTTTGTCTTCTTCTTTTGGTGCTACGGACTTCTTCTTAGCGGTTTTCTTAGGTTGCTCTATAGGAGCTTCTTCTGCGGTATCATCTCCAAACAAGTCATCAGATACTACGACAGGTTTTTGGGCAGAGTTAACTTGTGCTGAAGCTACGTTAGCAGTAACTGTTTCAAATGGGTTATCACTCTCTAACTCAAACCCATCTGCTACTACGCCAAACGGTGAAGCGGCTTCCAAAGGCAGATACTTAATAACCTGTACAGCACGTAAGCGAACAGATACACCTGCGTCACGCATGTTATAGGGATAGAAAGTAACAGCGACATTAGCCGTACTGCCTGTAGTAAGTTTAAAGTCTTCTGGTAACTCCTTACTCTTAGCGTCAAACTGCTTCGGAGGGATGGTAGCATCTTTACCGTAGGCCGCTTTAAGTACAGCCTTACCTACAAACATGCCGTCTTCTTGCTTCTCAAAGGGAAAGTCGATCTTCTCAGGCCAACCTTTTTCTTTAGCCTTCTGGTAAGCCGCGTCCATCTGCCCATAAAGAGCCTTGGCTTTATCCTTGTCCATACGGAACTTGGTTTCGTACTTAGCGCCATCTTCAAATGGGGTACAGGGTACGCTCTTACCGTTATCACCCGCCGTCTGGTCAAACTTATACGGCTGATTGATGCGGGGGTAGAGTATCTCTACATTTTCAATTATATAACTCATACTATGTTCCTTTACTGGTTGCGTTTAATTCAAAACCTTCTACTACTGAGAAAGGAGACTTAGGTTCCGCAAACACATCTAGGCTTATCGCCTTCAATGTATCGGGGTGGTTCTTTAACTCTGAAACCTTTTCTGCCTCGCCTTCATTCAGTGACCGTATCGGTTTAAAATAAAGTTTAGGGATCGGACTTTGTTCATCAAAATATACTCGCGTAATGATGCGAGTTGCTACAGAGCCTCTGCTAGACAAGAACTTAACATAGTCTTGCATCGGCATGTGTCCACCGTTACCCCTACCATATATAGATGTAGCAGGTAACTGTAGTTGGTACACCTCGTCTAGTTGACCATCAAACACGACAGCTAGGCGTTGGGCAAACCTACAAGCACGTCCACGGTTACTCCCTGACCCACGTATATTCTGTGGGCAATCCATACAACGGGCGGCTTGCTTTTTCTCTTGGGGTACATCTACAGAAGGTCTTTGCGTATCTGCTGACCAACACGTTGGCACTGCTGACCTGTTAGGGTCGTAAGCATTCTCAAAGTATGAGCGTGAGACAGGAGCCGCATTAACAACTATGATGTCCTTAGAGTCTTCTTCTATGATAGCTGTTTCGTTGCCAACCACAATAGAAAACTTCCTACCGTACAAACTAATTCGACGCACACTACATATCCTCGTCGAACAAACCTTCCATCTCTGTGGGAGAAGCGGCTTCTTTTCTCTTCATGTAACTTTTTACCTTGTCTTCAGCCTCTTCTTGCAAGGAGCGCACTGTAGCTTTAGCACCTTCTTCTGTTGGGTCAACCCTAGCGCCATTAGACAACAGCGAGTCAGTAACATCAGAAATCTTAAACCTGTACGTACTGCCTACTTTTATAAAGGAGTTGGGAGATATGTGTTTTCTACGTACCCACGAGCGTATAGTCGATACCGATACTGAAAAGTGGTCGGCTATCTCTTCTATAGGTACAAATGATTCTTTGTTTTCCATTATTTTTTCCTTACCGCAACTGCGTATTCTGAATCTACGTTAAGACCTTTTGGCACGAGGTCGGGGTTATCTTCTAAAAACTGCCGAACATTACCTTGGTTAAGACGCTTGTCAAAAAACTCTGGTACCTCGTTCTCCATAACAAATTTGTACATAGACTCCCAATCGCTAGTCCAGTACCTAGTCTTAACTGATCTATAAAACAGCCCTGCTGATGTCTTAACACTTTCTACACCTTGCTCCTCGCAATACTTGAGTAGTGCTTCTTTTATCTTCTCAAGATTTTCTGCAAGTACGGAGTCCTTATCTTTAAACTCCGCTGTCAGTTCCGCTCTCTTTATCTTTATCTTCAAGTAAGTCTCGGTCAGCTTCTCAGGGGTTACATTGCTCATACTTCCTCCAATCGTTGACGAGATGTATACTTTAGTGGGTCTTTGTGCGCTAGTCAAGTATTTCTTTATAAAGGTCGATCATCTTTGTGTGAACGTCTATTCTACTGTCTAATAGCGAGTAAACGCGCTTTTCTACGTTCGATCCTTGTAGCTGAACAACGGTACACTTGTGGTCTTGGCCTGACCTATGTACACGAGCGTTAGCTTGCAGGTAGGTTTCAAGGGAACTTGTTGGCCCCCACCAGACTACAGTGTTAGCTGCTGTTAACGTAACACCATGTGCTGCGGCTTGAGGCTGTATTACCAGCACCTTTGGATCATCTTGTTCTTGGAACTGTTTAAATATTCTCGTGCGGTTCGGTGCGCTAACATCGCCACGGATTACTTCAGTAGATATTTTATCCTCACGTAGCTTGTTAGTAAGTATGTCTATGGTGTGCTTAAACGGCACGAACACTAACACCTTCTTACTAGATTCGTCTATGACCTCTCGTAGCACCTTATACCTATGCTTAATATCAAACTCTAACGCCCCTCCATCGTCTGTGTACACTGCGCCACCAGATATTTGGAGTAGCTTGTTCATGCTTACAGCCGCATTGACCGCAGTTATCTGCTCACCTGACGCTTGCATTATCATCCGGTCTTTTAGCTCTTTGTAATACTTCTTCTGTTGACGTGTTAACTCTACCTCTCGCTTAACGTATACCATCGGTGGTAGGTCAAGGCATTCTTCTTTTGTAAATCGTATGGCAGGCTGTAACGCGTTATAGACTGTATCTGTAGCGGTTTCTTTGGCTACCCACTTAAAGTTAGTTACCTTACGCATGACTTGATCGCGGAAAGAACCAAAGAAGTTAGGTACTCTTTTAGGGTTTATTAGTTTAGCTAGGCCATACGCATCCAACGGACTCTGTGCCGCAGGTGTACCTGTCATCATCCATAGCCAAGTATTCGGTTTGATTAGCCTGTTTAAAGTTTTCCATCGGGTAGTCTGTGGGTTCTTGTAATGCGTAGCTTCGTCTACAATTATTAGATCAAAGCCCCCATTAGCGATAGTGTCCTCGACGATAGCTAACCCATCGTAATTTATTACTACGTAGTCAGCACCGTTGTTGATAATCTTTCTTCGCTTCTCTGCCGCACCATAGGCTACATCGACAGTCCTGTGCATGGCAAACTTAAACAAATCATCTCGCCATGCGGAGTCCATAATAGATAGTGGGCATATGACCAACACGCGGTTTATCTTGCCAACATTAAGAAGGTAGTCTGATGCCCATATAGCACTAGCGGTCTTGCCTGTACCCTGCTCGTTAAAGCAAAACGACTTCCTGTTAAGTGTTAGGAAGGATGCGGTAGTCTTCTGGTGGTCGAACGGTGCGTACTGTCCTGTCCATTCATACTTACCTTCTATAGGAGAAGGTGCCTTAATATTTAAGTTACGTAATACATGAGTCTCTTCTATGCCCCAGTTAACTAGCACTTGGTTATCCGCTAACTCTTTACTCTTTGGTATTACCGTAGTCACCTGACTAGGGTTGCGAAGGCGTAACAATAACGCCCTGTTGTCTACTATCTGCATCTTTTTATTGTCCTGTTAACGTGTTAGGTGGTAGGTATCTATACCCCCAGCTCCCGGGGGGATATAAGTTTTTTAAAAATAAGCCCTGCTTCGCCCACAGATAGAGCCACGTCTGCATATTACCGTATGCCATATCCGTAGATACGACATATCCTTTGGACTTCCTAGATTTTATACGCATGAAGTTTCTCGGAGGAAAATAACGTATTTTATTTTATGACGCATCTAAGCAACGTCTCACACACACACATACCAACCAAGTATTAAGTAGATACCAATTAATCATTATGAATAACTGTTAACTCTATGTAGAATGCCGCCTCCAAACAAATACTCCAGAGGCAACCGTGATCATTTACATGTTAATTTTCGTTATACTATCCCTAGGCGCAGTAGCTAAACAAGACCTATGAGTAGTTCCGTCTTCTGTTAGCAGAAGAACTTTCTATACGTACACCATCTTTGTTACTACCACCTCGGCTCAATGCTACGTTATGACTAACGTCCTTACCTTCGCGCTTGTCGGCCTTGCCGTTATTGTTAGCATCTCTGCCTTCTCTGTCTATCTTGCGCCTAGCCCGTTGTCGTTCCATACGGGCGAAGTGCGCTTTACTCCCAACAGGAGGGTTCTTCTGTTTCTTGCGGTCTGCTTTATTTTTGTACGGCATTAGTTTCTCCCATTGTAAACACATTCTGTTACTACGCAGTGACGTTTGCATAGTCCACTTTGATTAGCATTCCACACATCTTTTATGTACGCTTGCTCCATACGATTATAATCGGCAAGCCACTTAGCCCAAAGGCTCGGTGCTACATCATAGTCATATTGTTCTTTCACTAACTCGTTACACACTACGAACACTAATCCACCACGTACTGTTTTTATGTCGGGGTAGTGTTTGAATACTGCCAGAGCCATAAGCTCCAACTGCCCCTTGTCAGCGTACCTAGTGTTCTTGCTTGTCTTGTAATCTATAACCCATGCTACCTTAGATTCTCTATCGAGGATAACTAAATCCGCTATGCCTCTCCACCACACGTTATCATCTCTGAATCCGCATGGCTCTAGGTTCTCTGTGAGTCCCATCTCCAACTCACATATCTTCTCCCCCTTCTTATCTACGAGAGAGTCTAGCACTGCCTTACCATACATAAACTTCTTTGGCAGAGGCGTACCATCCCTAACATATTCCTCTGCCGCTAAGTGAAACGCTGTACCGTAGTACATCGCTTCTGTCTCAGGTTCCTTGTAACTCTTAGTCACCTTCAGATGGTAGAACTTTTTAGGACACTGCTCAAACGACTTAATCTTTGAGAACGACCACGGCTTTATGTTCACTTGTTTTGACCCTTTTCTATTGCTTCAGCAGCTTCGTATAGTCCTTCTATAAGACTATGTAACATATCAACATCAAGTATAAGTTGCCCCTTGTGCATGGTGCTACCTACAGTCTCTACTTGCTCTATAAATACAAGAATATCTTCGTCTTGAGATTCTCCCACGATTATTTGTAGGTAGGCGTTGTTAGTCTCAACGTCCTTAGTCTCCTTAAACTTGTTAATATCTATGACATTACTCATCAGGTTCACAATCTCCATATGCTTTAGCTACCCCAGACTCGCAGTCTAGTGGTAGCCCTTCCGCCCAGTCCGGTGTTTTACGCATACACATCTCTATGTATGCCTGTGCTTCTTTGGCCTCTTCGATAGGTACGCAACATACAATGGAGTCATGTACGGTAAGCACTGCGCGATACTTCTTGGTTATATCTACTAACTGATCACCAATTATACACCTTGCGTACGCTTGGCATATGTTCTCTACCACCTTACCACCATAGATTCTGGTTCGGCTTCGCCTAGTCTGGTAATCAAACTCAATGCCTTTATTGCCTTGTGTCCACGCTAGATCGTCATAACGCATTATTAGACCTGACGGCAGTAGTGTCCATGCATTACCTTCGTCCGACCCGTACTTAACTATACCTCTTGGGCCAAAGGTACCGTAGTTACCACGAGACATATCAACTAGCATTGCCTGACATGTTCTCCATAGCTTATCTATATTGGCATTGGCTTCCCGATATATCTTAACAACTCGACGACCTTCAGTCCGTGGCATGTCTACACCAAACGTCTTTAGCTGTTCTACAAATCGTTCTGCTCCCATACCGTAACCACAACCTAGGATAGTAGTCTTACCAACAAACCTCTGCGCCTTAGTTACCTCCTCCTCTGGTATGTTATATATCTTAGAGGACATCTTTATGTAAACATCTTCTTTGTTAGCGAATGCTGAGACCAGCTTCGACTCATCGGCAAGCCACGCTAGTACCCTTGCCTCAATCTGCGAGGAGTCACAGTCCACTAATATGTACCCTTCAGGCGCAATGATACTCTTCTTTAACTTCTTACCATGTTGCCCACGGCTAGGTAGATTCTGTATGTTGATCTTGTCATCGCCTCCCCACCTACCAGTATGAGCGGCATAGTACCTTATAGGTACGGGCATTAGTCCACGATTAGCAATGCCTATGAATCTCTCGGTGCGTGCCTCTTCAAGGGTACTCTTAGTCCCTAAACGTGTTACCACTAGAGACTGTACGCGAGGGTCTGGATGGTCAAGTAAAGCCTTAAACCCTTCGTCTGACTTGGCGAAGGCGAACGTCTGCTTACCTGTAGTGAGACTAACCTTCATAGGGGGTATTACACCTACCCCTTTAAGCAACTCAGCAAACTTAGGGTTGCTCATTAATTCTTTCTTAGTTACACCAGAAGCTGTTATTAGGTCTTCTTTAATTTGCCTAGTGCTACCAAGGTGTTCCTCTAACATAGGAAGGTCTAGGTCTATCATAGGCTCGGTGAACATACGCAGGGTACGATCTATTATACGTAACTCTTGTTTTGGAAAATCCTTACCCATAATAGAGAACAACTTATACGTTAGTTCCACATCGTTAACGCAGTAGTCTCCGTACTTGTCTAGTTCTGCTTCGGTAAAATCGATACGTCTTTTTCCAACAGCATCAAGTACTTCTGTTCCCTTGTCCCCAATAGCATAGCGTTGAGCAAGTACAGCGAGGGAGCCGCCAACTTCCACGCCATGCAAAGCGCGAGCAATACATA